GCCCGAAGAAGACCAGTTCTTCGATGTGTCGTAGAAGGAAGAGGCCAAGCCGGGTAAGCCGCCGAGGCCGACCCACAGCAGCATCTTCGCCTTGTTGGCTTCGAGCTCTCCCTTCTTGAACGCGAGCTCGGCCTGATTGCGCTGATATTCGGCTGTAAGCAGGCTGCTCTCCGCTCCGATGTTGGCAAGAGCGCTGCCGAGTTTCAGCCCACCCATCTTCACCGCGGCCTGTCCCTGCTCAATGGTCCTGTCCGCCGCGGCGAACGCGAGATCAACCTGCTGCTGCGCAGCCATCAGCGGCGAACCGTGCATCCTCACGCCGGACGCGCCGAGTCGGTGCTCCTGGGAGGAGGCTATCATCTCGGCCTGGGTCATTGCCGTCCGCGCTTCGTAGCCGGCCTGGGCAGCCGTTTCCTTCAGACCCAGCACCCCTTCAGTCTTGGTTATCGCAATCCTGCGGTCCCGCTCCGCCTGTGTTTCCTTGATCCGCGCCTTGATGTCGGTGATGGCCCGGCCGTAGTCCGCAATACCCTCTTCGATCTTGTATTTTGTGGCCCCCATGCTCGCAAGCCAAGCGGCGGCCTGGGCCGCTACATCTACAAGTCCCATTGTCTTGCTCCGTTCATGCATCCACCTCGGGAATCAGCGCCAGGATCGTCGTGCGATACGGCTGATTCTGGATGAACCAGACCCAGGCATCCCGGTTCCAATCGCCCTGGAAGGGGATCAGCACGTCCCCGGTGTACGCCGCCGTCCAGGCCGTCCCGTCCGGTTTCGTCGCCGTCTCAAGATTCACCGTGTCCGAATAGCCGGCCTGAAACGCCATGCTATTCAGGAGCCTGGCCGTGACGCCGCCCACCCGCTTGAGCTGCCCCTGCCCGCTCCCCGTCTTGATCCGCGTGTTGAGCCGCATCGTCTGGCCTTTGCATTCGATCGCCATTCCGATCACCACGTGGTCTCCCACGCCGTCTCCAGCCGGATACGTCAGGGAGCCCGCGGCGACGGCCGCCGTGTGCACCGTCGAGTCGGTGACGTTGTAGATGGTCACGGTCTCCCCATCGAAGCGATCCAGGCCGCTCTGCGTCGCGCCGGCGATCGAAGCCACGTCCACGTAGGAATCCAGCGGAATTTTCGTCAGGTCCCAGAGGTTGTCGAGCTTTTCTACCACCCGCCCGTTGGCCCGGTCGACCGAGATGTAGACCTCATCATCGGTGGCCCCGGGGACCACGCAGACGCTCTCGACCGTGCCTCCATCGGCTACGACGTGATACCAGGCCATCACTCCGTAGGCTTTGCTGTAGAGCAGGCAGGCGAGCTCGCCGTTCGTCACGCACAGCAACGTCGGCTGCGGTGAGAGAGCGACATCCATCTGCGTGATACCGTTCTCCAGCATGTGGTCGGCTGCGAAACTCAGGTCCGGAGACTGCAGCTCCGAGCTCTGGGAGAGATAACCGTACTCGCGGATATAGGCTTTGCTCAGCGTGCCCTGGGCGAAGATCACGGCATCCTGGAACATGAGGGCCTGAAGGTAGGCGCTGCCGAACCGGCTGCGTATCCTCGCCTGGACGTCCAGGGCCGTCACGCTCGCAGGCACAACGGCCTCCGAGCTGCAGCTTCCGACGATCAGGGCGTCGGCGCCGAGCACCCAATAGATGTCCTCATCCTTCTCGGACGCGATCTCAAAGTAGAAGATCTGCCTCACGGTGTAGGTCGTGATCGAGAAGTAGTTGAAATCGCCGTAGTGGTAGGGACTCGAGGCCCAGACGTAGTACGGATGATTGATGGTCCCGGCGTAGATCATCCTGCCCTGGAAATGCCCGATGGCGGCCGGATAATCACTCGCCTGGCTGAACGGCTTGGTCGCCTCCCAATACCAGTGGACGGTCCCGTCGGTGATATCGTCGGTTTCGCCCGTCGGCCCCCCGGCTCCGGCGCTGGTGCCCGCGGTGATGCAGCGGTAGATTTTCTGCGGCGTGTCGTTGTAGACCACATCGTCCACGGCGTAAGCGGTGGTGGCCTGCCAGGCGGGAACGTCGTCGGCGAAACCAATCGTCAAATTGTTGATCTCGAAACTGGTGCCCCCGTTCCACTGAAAGACGGCGATCGCGTGGGCTGGATGGACGAGGTAGAGTTTTTCGTAGACCTGCTGGTACTGGATGGCGAAAATCTCATCCGCCGTGTAGGTCGTGACGACCTCGGTCGGAGCTCCGACCAGAACGCCGCTCTTCCAGATCCGGATTTTCAGGGCGGTGAGCTCGAGAACGAAAGGATTCGAGTCGCTGACCGCGAAGGGGATCAGCCGCGCCTTGTTCCCCGATTTGGTCACGCCGAGATAGGAGCCGCCGGGTCGCGTGATTATGCCGCCCTGGACGAAAGGCACCCAGTTCTGCAGGACCTGACAGCCCTTGTTGTAGATGGAGAGATCGAATCGGCCGGCGAATTTGCTGCTGAGCTCTCCTGCGCTGAAATCGGTGAGCACGGGCCTTTGGAGAGCCATCAGACCTCCTCCCAACGCACCGGCTCCGGCGTTGCCTCTGCTCCTTCGTTCAGCGCGACAGCGTATGCTCTATCATAGGCCGCCTGATATTTCTGGTAGGCCAGGACTGCGATGTCCTTCTGTGCGGTCACATCGAAGGCGATCTCCGCGGCGATCTTCATAGCCACGGCCTCCTGCAGAAGATCGTCCCAGCGACTCGGGTCCTCTTCGAGCCGGATGTACTTGATGTGGCTCTCGTCCTGGTCACAGTAGAGCCAGTTACCCTCCCGCAGATACTGCACCCCCTGGTCGCTCTCTGCGACGGCCGCCAAGTCGGGGATCTTCAGAATCCGCAGACAATCAGGCGGGATCACGTACTGGTAGCTGTAGACCGTGCGGTTGTAGGGCGGTGTGCCGTAGTAGCACCAGTGAGCGGTGCCGTCCGTGATATCCGAGGTTGTGCCGGTCGGAGGTGTCGCCGCGGCCGTAGTCCCGGCGGTGATGCACTTGTAGACCTTCTGGCCGTCCCACGTAACGATATCGTTGACAACGTAAGCGGTGCTCGGCCAGTGGCACCAGTTGGTCAGGGTCGTCGAAGCCTCCACATAGGCCCAGACGACGGTGTTGTCGGTGATACCGCTGCCGGTTCCCGTAGGTCCGCCGGCCGCGGCCGAGATGCCGGCCGTCGTGCACTGGTAGATCTTGTTGGTGTCGTTGGTGACTTTCTGGCCCACCAGATAGGCCGTCGACGCGGCCCAGGGACACGCCTGGTCATCCATGTTCTTCATCAACGCCCGGTGGGTGCAGGAAGGCCAGCCGATCGCCCGCAGCAGCTCGTTTCTGCACAGCGCATAGGCCGTGATAGCCCGGGCCGCGTTCTTCGCGGTGTCGGCCATGCTGGAGGCCGGGGCGGCGCCGAGCTGGCCGAGCGCCCTGTTGACTACTTCCAGGTTGGTCATGGGCTATCGCTTCTTTCTCTTGCCCCGGTAGCCGCCGGCGTATGCGGCTCTTCCCTGCCTTGCCGCTTTCGCCCTGGCGCCCTTGCCCCGGTAGATTTTCCCGCTGCTGCCCCACCGATAGCCGCCTTTCACTTTTCTGACCGGCATGTCCCTCTCCTTGGAGAAACCGGTGGCCTGAAAATCAAGCCACCGGTCGTAATGCTTGTGAGATGCCTGCCTGCGGCTACTTCTTGGCCGCCGATTTCTTCTTGGCCGGCGATTTCTTGGCCGGCCCCGGCAGCGGCTTCTCCACTACCATCGAGGGCTTGGCTTGGTATTCCGGGGCCGCGCTTGCGAGCGGCGCCGGTTCCCCACGATAGGGGTCCGACGGCTGCGGTCTGTCATCCATGACGCGCTCCGTGATCTCCTTCTCCTTCACGTCCCGAAGGATCTCAAAGTGCTGCATACACGGATGATTCGACGGCACGGTGTATCTCTCGCCCCTGCGGTAGTAGTCGATGCCCTCTGCGGTGTCGCGCAGGCATTCAACTTCCACGAATCGTACTTCCTCCATCAGCGACTCCTTACGGTGTAGCCGGGATGTAGTACGGCGCGTTCGGCGTCAGCCAGGCTTCCCAGCTGCCCGCCGTGAGGACGGCCGTTGCGATGGTGTAGTTCACGCCCAGGTACTGGAGGGGCATGTAGGCCGGAACCTTCACCGCATAGATGATGCTGTTGGCCGTCCAGGCCACGATAGTCGCGTTGGCGAGGGTCCCGGAGCTCCACAGAGTTGTGGGGGTCGTGAGTCCTACTGCCGCCGAGACATCCAGATCGATCCGCAGCGTCCCGCCTCCGGCCGAGATCGGAACCACCGCGCAGCGGAATACGAAATACGCATTCTCGATGATGGTGCGGGGGATGTGGGTCAGATCAATCACGTTGGTTGAGACATGGGTGTCCACGGTCGTTTCCGCCTGGGGTGTACCCATGACCTGGAAAGCAAGTTCTTTGTCTACGTACATTGGTTTCCTCCTTCCTTAGATCGTGAGCACTTCGGCTTCGGTGTTCAGAAGCGCGTCGCACCGGCGGATCGGTATGCCCATGAAAGACGTGAGCGGCTTCCCGCCGACCTCTTCGTACTTCAGGGCCAGGTTGGCCTTGACCGCAGCCTGATGCTGTAGGTACTCCAGGATGAGGTTGTTGCAGTAGAAAACGGCTCTCCCCATCCCGAAGGAGGGGATTCTGTAGTACGCCTTGGTCATGCCGAAGAACAGGTCCACCGCGGTAGCGCTGAGGAGCGCGGTGTCAACGTTGGCGCAACGCACCGCGTAGCGCCAGTCTCTCACCGTGAAGCCCAGGTCCCATTTGTAGTGGGTCCTGTAGCCCTCGTAGTGCCCCGGAGGCGTCCTGCTGTCGTCCAGCGTCACCTGTCCCTTGTTCTCGAAGTCCACTCCACCCGAGTTGCTTCCCTTGGGATAGATCGCATGGACCGTGTTCGGTCCCCACACGATCAGCCAGATCGAGGTCTGAACCGCGCCGCTTGCGGCCGCATGTACGTCCAGGCAGTTGTAGGCCGTGACGCTTGGGTCGTTCGCCCCGTACTGCGGATACCGCGGCATCAGACCCGTAATTCGCTCCGGGTTCGTCGCCTGGTTGCCGTAAAACAGGGCGGTCGCCATCTGCTGGTTCATCGCCTCGAGATGTGCCTGGTCCTCACTGAGGCGCCAGGCTGCCGTATTGCCGTTGAGATCAGCGAGCGACTTGTCGACCTCGGCGTATGCTTCGAGCATCCCGCAGGTGTCGACGATCTGAGATGTGATGCTCTTGGTCGGCTGAACGCCGTAGTTGAGTAGACGCCAGGTGGCGGTCGGCAGGCCCGTCCGGATCGTGCTCTTGTGACCGGTCGGCAGGTTGCCTTCCACCGTCGCCATGTCTTCGAGAATCGAGTTGGTTTTGTTCAGCAGCTCGATGATCCCGCTGATTTTGTTGTCGGGTCCCAGTCTGGAGGCAATATCCAGATAGGTGACCACATTTGTCCCGAGAGTAGCCATTGGCTACCTCCCACGGACTACTGCTGATTACCCTGCCCGTAGATCGTTGATGCGATCTCGTCGAAACTCCTTTTGCCGATCTCGCCGCTTTCAACGTTCGCGCCGCGAGATCCGTCCACAAATCCATGCTCGCTGAAAGCCTTGCCCATCTTCACGAATGCCTTGATGATGCCCGGATGGTTGCCCAACCCGGTCTGCACGAAGAGCTGCGCGAGTCCGTCCTCCGAGAAGAACTCCTTGAAGGCGCGTTCCTTGTAGGTCTGCGCCGCATCGTAGTCCGCGCCCAGGTCCTTGCGGAGCTGGGCCTCGGCCTCGGCCTCCGTGGTCTTGACGACTTTCCGCGCGTCCATGATCTGCTTTGCCAGGGTCGTGGAGTAGAACGTGTGAACGGCGTCGGCCTGCTCGTTGCTCATGTTCAGTTTGTGAGCCAGGGCGAGCAGATCCTTCTCGACGTCCTCGTCGTACTCCAGGCCGCCGGGGAGCTTCGGTTTCTCCAGCTTGTAGTCCTCTGATTTTTCGGGCACGCCTATCGCTTTGCGAAAACGCGCCCTCTCCTCCTCCGTGGCCGTCTCGTTCGGGACAACAAGGGCCTGGCTCAACTTACTGGAAAGCTCGCCGTAGGACTTGGCAAGATCCGGTATCCCTTTCTCGAACTTGGATAGGTTCTTGATGAGCTCTACGTCGGCCTTTTGTTCAGTCGTCAGCCCGTTCATCCATGCGTGGGGCAACTTCGGAGTGTCACCTTCCGTCGACGACGTGGTGCCTTCACCCTCGCCGGTGAGGAGGGAACCCTCCTTTGCCGTCGGTTCTGCAGCGGCCGCGTTATCCTTGTCGGGCGCGGCGGCCTGATTTTCTGCCATCTTACTGTCCTCGTCCAAGCAGGGCCTCGAAGACCCTGTACTTGGCTTCCTCACCAAAGTAGTGATTGATGAGGAACTTCGCGTAGTTATTGAGAGCCTGCTCTTCAGGCATCTCAGCCTGTCGGAAGAAACACAGATCGTTCAAGATCGCCGCGAACACGATCTTTCCGCTCTCGCTTTGCGCTACTTCGACGAAAGCCCGCCTACAAGCGCTCAGCCTGTCCTCTTCCGATAACTCCGCCAGCCACTCAAGCATGAGCTTTTAGACCGGCACCTCTTCCCACGTGATCCCGAACAGCCCCACCACCACGGTCAGGGTGTACACAAAGATGTACGCTCCCGGCGGGATGATGATCGCGCCCTCGAGGTCCACGATCGCCGGCGTGGTGGCGAACAGGGCCGCGGCCGTGAATCCGCCGAGAAACGGCATGATCACCCTGGGTGTGCCAACGAGCGTTGCGGCCGCATCCGCCAGACCCGTCGCAGCCTGCCCGTTGCCGAGCATCATGCTGTAGGTCGTG